CCCAGAGAGTGATAGTTTCAATCGCCTCAATTGCGGGGGCGATGTGAACGAAAGGAATTGCGGTCATTGTTAAAAACTTCGTGGGGAGTTAGTGTAGAGAATTCTCAACCCACAGAACAAACATAACCCCTCACGGACGAATCCACAAGGGGGGTTGTGCCACTTATCCAACTGGTTTTTATTACGTGTTATTACAGTTTCATTCTCAATAACTCTTGCAATTGAGAATCAATAAGGATATTAATATTGATAGTGTGCCAGTCTGGGAACTGTCTAATTTAAAAGATATCTGCCAATTCTTTGATGGTAACATGCACATTCTCGTCACCTTCTAGACCCAGGATATCATTCCAGTCCAATGATTCCAGGTCTAGATCATCATAACACTCGATGTCAAGTGTTACACTAACCGTGCGTTTACGTGCTTGTGTGTACATGAGAATCTCGTGTGATGTGTGCTTATTATATCATGCATAATGACGATATGCAAGCGCGTCATAATCGCATGAATCTCGCGCATAATCGTCGTCATCATTATGCTCGTAGCCTTCGCTCATATCTCGAAGGTATGCATATTGATGATCTCGCATATGATAATGATACTCACACATCTCGTCGAGATCATATGCATAAGACTCGTTGTTAAATGCTTGGTCGATCTCGTAGTCGTCGTACATAGTTCTCGTCGAGATTGTGTATGATACTGATATTATACTGATGTCTCGACGAGATGTCAAGTGACAATCTCGTAAGACTCATAACGTTTATTTATACAAGATCTCGAAGAAATGTGTGGATCTCGTAATAATTTCGCGTCCCTGGGGGTTGACAGACCCGCGTTCGTGTGCTAGCGTCCTAAACTCACAAGAACTGGGAGGTATCTATGAGGTATCTGTGAAGTATCTGGAGAGTATCTGTGGAGTGTTATTCTCAATTATTATTGCTATTGATTCTCATTAAAAGAAGGTTTATTTATATTTAATTTTCTATTAATCTACTGTGTTGTATGCAATCAAAAAAGAAATGCTTTCAATAAATAAAGTCAAGTATACAATCATAACATGCAAGTAGGAACAATATATCTCATCATCAATAAAGTAAACGGACACAAATACGTCGGACAGACAACTCAAACCGTAAATAACAGATGGAAACAACATATTGATGAATCCAAGCGTATGAGTCCTGATTCATTACATCGTGCCATGAGAAAATATGGTAATCACAACTTTATGATAAGAGAAATAGAAGAATGTGATGTAAGTAAGTTAGATGAAAGAGAACAATATTTTATTAAAGAGTACAATACAAATGTAGAAGGATATAACAATACAAATACTATTGAAGATATTGAATATAAAGAACCAGAAGATAATACTCCTATAAAAGAACCATTACCATTAATTGATAATAATTGGGGGTTTCATTTAGAAAAGAATCGTGGTAATGGTAAACACTTTTCTGCTCAACTTATGAGTGTCAATATAGAAACAGGTGAAGAAAGAATATGGGAGAGTGCAAGTGCTGCTGCAATAGAACTAACTGATAATAGAAAGAAATGTGGTAATATTATTCGTGCCGCTGATAATGGATATAAAGCATACGGTTACTTATGGAAGAGATTAGAACCATCTAAACGTCATACAAGTGTATATGGTATCAATAAAGTTAACTGGTTAAGAACACCCACCTATAAAAGCATTAGTGAAGCAGTTCGTATACATGGTGGAGATAAAGATAGTGGTTTAAGAAAATCATTAAACCATCCCCGTAAGTATAGTTGGAAAGGTTTTTATTGGTTTAAAGAATAATCACCATTTTTGTATCGGGCACTTTGCAATAGAAAACCTTGCCTTTGATTCCATATAACAACCACACTTCTTACAACGTTTGTTCTTTAAAATAAAATACTCACAAGTAGAACAAATCTTTAATCGTTCCTTATAAGTGTCTTTCTCTACCAAAGGATTACCAGTTAATGAAACCGTATCCTGTACCACCTCAAATGTGAACTTTGCTAAATTCTTTCCCTGCTCTGGAAGTGAGGGTAAATCCTGTTTATCATCCTGCATAATGAAACCATCCTGTTACAACATACTTCATTCCTTCCAATACCATATTTCCACGATGTGCATGAGTATAACCCGCTGGCCAGATTAATAACTTTCCGCGCTCTGGTTGTACTCTCTTCTTATAATACAAAAACTCAGTCTCTCCTCCCTGATAATCATCATTCAAATATAACATCCATACTGCCGCACGATTGCCATCAGAATTTGCAACAGAGTTCTCACAGTGCCAAATATGATAACCTCCTCCCTTTGGTGTCTTCTGTACCTTTTGACTCATCGAATAATAAGTCCTTTCTTTCATCGTTCCGAAAACACTTTGATACTCTTCAAAACACTTCCAAATTCTTCCATTCAATTCCGCCATGATTTCCGTCTCAATTCGCATCTTTGTCATCTGTGACATATCAATCACATAATCAAATCTCTGAGCACATGTCTGGGGATAATCATTCTGACTTGGATAAAGTGCCCCTAGATCCTGATAATAATCAAATTCCCGCATAATCCTCTGACACCATTCCGTATCGAAGACTCCACTATAAGATCCAATAAAATCTTCATAATCACCATGTAGAACCAGATTCTCTGGATCCTGGTACAATTCATTCTCCATCAGTATTCTCCTCTGTATTCTCTGATTCTAGCACACCTTCCCACAAATAGTAATCACTTCCTCCATTCTTTTGAATCTCTTCCTTTACAAGTGGCAAATAATATTTCACCCAATCATCATAACTGAACCTCCACTTATTAATCGGACATGAAGACATCCATTCCGTTAATCGACCCTCTAAATTACATCCACAGTGACCACATACATCATACTCATGATAACCCCATTCGACATCCACAGTCTCTGAATCTGCATCAACATCAATTTCTTTTGCAGTCTTTACTTCCATCGTATGAAGATAATCACATGCATTACAGACATCATATCTCTTCTGTAAGAGTTCTTCATTTATAGGAATATGTCCGTGTTCCATTAAAAATGATGCCACATATGCGACATCATATTCGCGATTGTTCATCTCAATTCTTGAATACCTATAATAATTTAGTTACTGAATCTTCCCTTCAGTTTTTCATTATTGCCAGTTCCACTAAATGTAATTCCACCATTATGTTTAATGGCGTCTCCTGCTGGACCTCCTGCCTTTTTACCCCATTCACCACCGGGACCGCCGGGATTTCCTGGGTTGGTTGATGTTGCTCCACCACCATAGTTGACTCTTCTGCCAACCTTACTTGACATCGATGATGTATAAGAACCGGGACCATAAACATATCTTTGATTACTGCAATTAACACTTCCTCCACCAGATCCGGGACCACCTGCCGCTATACTTTGAACTGATCCTGTTGCGGCATCTCCAGTCCATCCCTGTCCTTGTCCACCTGCTCCTCCAACTCCTCCAGGCGCAGTTAAAGTTCTTGTGGGTGCCGAACCAATTATTTGATCAATATTAGTTCGATTTGGTTGTGGAACCTGATAATTATATCCATGATAAGTAATCGTATAACTATTGGCACATTGACCACCACCACCTCTTCCGGTTGTACTCCACCATCCTCTCATAGGTCCACCACTTGTGTTATATCCAGGACCGGGACCAGGAATACCCGTTCCTCTAAACTTTCGTCCACAACCTCTTCCATTACCAGCAGTAACTGATACTCCTTGACTTCTTGCTGGTTCCCAGTGACGATTTGGTGGAACATATGCATTTCTAACACCATGTCTATAAGTAGTAAGATTGCAGGAAACACTTCTAGATGGAGATCCACTTCCTGCACTACCACCTCCACCACCTGCCCATACTTTACCACCATCTTTAATCGTAAAATTGAAATTACGACTTGCATTACCAGTATTCAAATGTAATGCACCACCACCAGAACCACCAACACTTCCTGCACTTGCACCAGCTGATCCACCGGCACCATAGATAATGCCCTGAGCATTTACATTCATATTCATATTTCGGACATTTCCATTTACCGTTAATTTGGCGGCAAATATAGAAGTATCTCCAGAAACTAACTGACCAGACTCATTTCCATCTTCAGATCCAATATTTAACTTCTTTGGAATATTCTTTGTTAAATTATTATTGAAGTGCGATTGAAATTCTTTTTGTGCCTCAATACCAGTAAATTTTACATGATAATACTTATTACTATTTCTGAATGTTTCAATACTTAGATTTTCGTTTGTATTAGTAATGTCGGCATTCTCCGTAGAATCCGGAACAATTGGTTCCCTGTTATCACTAGTATCTCTGATATAATCAGAAAATTTTACATTCTTTCCTTCCGCATCTCCGCCACCAAAGTTATTTTTAAGGTTTTGAAAACTAATTTCCCCACTAGCAAAATAATTTTGAGTATCAATATTGACAGGCATTTGTCGTAATCGTTTTTCTTTATTTAGATTTATTAGTGATATTTAATGGCAATCGTAAATCGATAATCATTTCGATAGGATGTTGCCTTGTGCATGATACCGGCATCAAAAATAACCATTCGATTTGATATTGGCATGATACCCATCAAATCACCATCAACCAAGAAAAATGTTTCTCCACCATCATCCAAATTGTGCATACGCTGAATTGGATAATATAAAAATGTAAATCCTTCACCATCGGTATGAAAATATGGTTCTTCAGATGGTGCAAAACAATTCACATACATTCGATAGAGTTTTAGATCCCGAATAAACTCAACTCTATCATACAAAGTTTTGGCAATTAATTTATATACAAGTTCTGATTCTGGAATGTTATGTGTCATTCCGGTAACAGGAGTATTCTCATTATCCTGTTCACCAAAAGAATATTTGGCACTCAGACAATATTCGGCAATATGTCTTTGCTCAGTTTCGGTAAAGAAATTATCACTATAATTAAGAATTTTTTCGTTCGGTGTCTCCATATTTTTTTACCTTAATATTGAATGCAATTGTAATTCTAGGATTTCCAGGAGTATCTATACCTTTCGGAACAAAATGGCGAAGATAAGATGGAAACATAATTATATCACCTTCTCTTACATTTGGAGTAACCCGATTTGTGGTTAAATTTGATACCATCTCTAAAGAACTTTGCCGTACTTCTTCATATGGATCGACAAATATAGGTGCCTGATGCACCTTCGGATCAAACTTTAAAAAGTGAATACATGAAAAAGTTGCCGGAAACTGAAATACATGATTTCCGGTATGTGTGTGCTCTTCTTGCCAGTCTCCATTATCATAATGATTAAACCAGATACTTTCAAAATCAAATTCGACTGGCAGATCAAAAAACTTGGCGACATATCTCTTATATTCAAATAGAGTGCGTGTGTCACCAAACAAACTATAATTTAAATCCTCATAACTGAAGGATGTACAAAGATTGTCAGTTGTCCATCCTTCAGGAATCTTTAATTTACTATTGTTATGTTGATCTTCAATCTTTTTCAAAAGTTCATCTTTGAGAATATGATTCTCTCTAATGTTATTCTGAAAGATGTGAATTGGAAATAGTGCTAGCTTGTACATCTTCAGTATCTCTACGGTTTTTCACATATTCTAATTCATGCCAATTTTCGGGGAAACATAAGACTAAACAGTGAGTTTTCTTATGAATTGGACAATCTTTGATATTTTCGTCATCTTTACACTTTACACCAATCTCAATTGTAATGTAACTATCAGAGACAAAATAAACCCATCCTTTAAGGACTTGCCCATATGATGGTGTCCAGATTACATAATCATCAACTTGGGGAGTATAGGGCATTTTCTAAAGGGTTCAAATTGAGCTGCATTGCAGTATAGGGAGTTGTAGATCTAATGTCTACTTGATCGCCTTGCTTGGTGGAGTTAATAGGGGCGTAATAGCATCGCTTTTTTGAGTTGTAGAATCCCCAGATACAACGAACATCATTACCACCATTGTAAACAAACCCAGGGTTGCATACAGTCCAAATTGCAAGAGTAGAAGCGTTTTTGCGAACGACTTCGTATCTGTATCCTTGAGGAGGTTCATGAGGGAAATTTGAGAGAAGTTCAAGATACTCTTTGGATTTTGATTCTTTCTGGACTGACACCATCATTAGTCAATTCGTCAAATTTTGCTTGAGTTTGCTCTTTAGTAAGATTTTCGGCAATTATAGTAAGTCCCATAGTAGTTTCTTCTAAAACATTATAAAGTGGGATTTCTAGGTTTTCCATGGTGATTAGGTTACGAATACATCTATTATACCAGACTTATACTCTTCTGCCAACTTAAGTTTAGTGGCATTAATAACGTTTGGCATAAGTTTATCTATATGAGCATTATCAGGGTCTAATTGCTCTTCGGCAGCAAGAATGTCAAATGCTTCTTGATCATTTTCTGCGATGAGAGTAACCAAACCACCATACTCCGTAGAAGGAAAAGGCACCCAATAATCAAGAATGTAGATAAATCTCTCTTTTGATTCCATTTTAATCAGACATACTACCGGGAGTTCCTGCTTTCATGTTTTTCAATTGACGGTCTAGTTCATACCAAACACTTGTGAGTTTGAGATTCATGTAACTCTCATACTGATTACCTTCAATCAACTTGAGTACATTTTCAATTTGTGATTTTGCAGCCAACAAAAGAAAAACAGGATCTTCAATCCGTTTAGGTACGATTTCTTCACTCATTAGGAAGGAACTCCGCAACAAAGTAATCAACAGTCAGTTCCATCTTAGCAGCGGTATTCTCAATAAAAGTATCAAGAATAAAGGGTGCATCTTCCTTTACAATTGCATACCACTGATACCAAAGTTCAGGATTAGTAGCAGGTGTCACGGGTTCTTTCATATTATCAACCCAGGTGGTGTAATCAGAAGGAAGGTTCAACATAAGGTTCTGGTTGTGGTGTTGGTGAAAGATCCATCCCGACAGATAGATCGCTGAGGCGGTTATAAAGAGTGGAAAGACTTCCGTGCTCTTTTTCAATCTGATATTCTTCTCTTTTCTCTACACATTGTAGAGCACTCATCAAAATTCCTAGTTCACTTGAATTGAGATTAACCTGAACTTCGGTTTTCGTCATACTGGAGTAGTGCATTTATCTTATCTATAATGATACCATATTTCTCCCATTCTTCCTCTGGCAAAAGGACTGCTTCAGACTCAACGGCATCCCGCATAATACTCCACTCCTCCTCACTAAACATTAGCATTACGCAACTCCTCAACAATCCGACTCAAATCATCAATTGCAGTATTCATGGCAGCACGGGAATATCCTGCGGCATAGGGATATTGAAGGTCCCAATCTTTTTCACGATCTTCGGGGGATGCATTCTCCACAGAATAACAAACATTCACGGCACGGGTGAGATTGTCAATCACAGAAATCAGTTGGTTATCAATCATTTCAACCTCCGAACATGTCATCGAACAATTGCTGAGAAGAGACTTCAAGTTCTTCGCGGTGCTCCTGTATCCAGCGTTCCTCTGCCTCCATACGCTTTCGGGCAGAGTCAGGGTCAAGTTGACCTGGCAGGTGGAGCAGGGTGCCGTTTGGGAGTCGCTTGAGCATGGTGTCCTGTGCTGTATGAACATATTATAGGGCACCCAGAAGCGATTCTAGGGTGCCCTGTGCCAGTTCTAGGCGTGTCCTACCGGTTGCTTGAAATAAAGACCAGCACGGGTCATCATATCAATCAGAGCAGACTGAATCTGCTCCAGTTCTTCTACATCAGCATCAGATTCCCAGAAGTCAACAAAATCAAATTCTTCCAGATTTATAGTACCGTCCTGATACATGGGAGCATAGAAAAGCTCACCTTCTGTGCAGACAGTATAAACACAACCGTGATTTTGAACGGTCAGAAACACACCAGAGAAGTCAACGTTCATGATTCGGGAAGAGTAAGTTGCTCAAATTGAATGTGGTCATCGCAGGAATCATCATCCTGCAAATCAATCATCTCAGTATCGGTAAGACAAGTGAGTTTACCGAACAGAAAATCAATAAAATCGTGTTCTTCTTGGGAAAACATTAGTTCAGCAATTTAACGTCAATTTCTTTCCAGTTGGGATACTGCTTCATCGCATAATTTTCCAGTCTGGTGTTGTGATTCTTAATGCCTTTTTGTGTTTTAGGACGTGTGGGCATCGTTCTCAAAAAAGAAAGTGTTCCTTCATCAGTTGTTACTGAGACCTGATAAGTTGCTGTCGTTGTTTGCATCACCAAATCTCCGTGAAACGTTTGTGAGTTACTTTGGTCATTCTACCTTCGTTGAGCATGTTATCACATACACGACAGAAGACTTGAAACTTTTCTTCTCTAGTCAGAGTATCTGCTCCATCACAATTTTTCATGATGCGGAGCATTTGTGCTTTGGAAGTAATCATGAGAAGAGTGAAACAACGATGACAATAATGGAAAGAAGATACAACATCAGCAGTAGAGAGGCATGTACTCAGACTGAGGCATTTTCTCAGTATTGTAACCGGTAACCTCAGCACCTTTAGCAATACGGGATGCCCACTCATGCTTAGCATCGGTCATGGTGACGGTGCTATAGGACTTCATACCATTAGCACGGAAGGTGACACGCTTCTGGAAACGCTTGACAACAGTCTTCATGCCCTTCTTCTCACACGCTTCAGCGATGAACGCTTCGGGGAAGAAGTCAACGATGGTGGCGGAGTTGGTCAGTTGCATCGGGTTGTCTCCCTGTCGATGCTCTTATTATAGGGCATCCATGGCGCTCTCCAAGGGGTTCTGTGACACCTCCTCAACCGTCACACTCTCAATTCTTTCCTTCGCCTGTGTAAAGTATTCTGACTCTTTTTCAATACCAATAAAATTTCGGTTTGTTTTCTTACATGCAACACCAGTTGTACCTGAACCCATACAATTATCAAGAACAGTATCACCTTCGTTGCTATAAGTTTTGATGAGATATTCCATCAAAGCAACAGGTTTCTGAGTAGGGTGAATCACATTACGATCCAAACCAAATTCAATAATTTCGGAAGGATAATTTGTCCACTTCTGCTCATATTCTGTTTCATGCAAAAGTTTATTGTTTGAACCCATATGCTCTGGATTATGAAGAAACTTACCTAGACGCTTGGCATTATTTTTCTTCTTAACTTTCTTCTCAATCAATCCTTGTGGATTGTAGGTCATATTTTTACCATTTCGTGATGCGGCTGCAGCACCACCAGGAGAGAAGATTACAACATCTTCAGTCTCTTTCATGGGACGATAATTTGCCAACAAAAATCCCGTCGTCTTCTGTTTTTTCCAAATCCATTCATACTTAAACCAATCAAGATTGCTCAGAATTAGCATACTGGTAAAAGGTTGATCTGCGGTTAAAGCAACAGTTCCCAGAGGTTTTAGAATCCTACGGTATTGTTCCCACAACAAATCAAGTGGAATCACAGTATCCCACTTGAGAAGTCGATTGTTACCTTTTTCCTCAACTCCCTTACGATCAGTTGTACCATAAGGAAGATCGCAGAGAATCAGATCAACTGATTCATCTGCGATTTTGTTCATTTCTTCTAGGCAATCACCACACCAAAGTTCAAAATTCTGCATTAGTTAATCAAGAACGGTAGGAATACTTTTTACTGTCTGAATAGCGTCTTCCAAAGTTTTATACACATACTCAATATATTTTACCACAGTTTCCTCAACAAAACCAGTCTCAAACCAATTGACTGCTTTGCCGTTCACTTTCTTATTACGAGGACGCCCTGTGAGAGAAAAACGCTCAATACGATCACCATAACCTTGCGTATAGTTGCAGGTATTAACCAAGTCTTGTTTGATGTCGATAGAATAACCAACCAATCCAAACTTGACGTTCTCAGACATTTGAGAAGCACAAGAAAGCATCATGTTACGAATAACAGCACGTTTCAGAGTGTAGAAAGGTTTGTCCACCCATGCACGATCTTCCTGAAGATAAGCATACTTACCGTTGACCTTAACGTGTTGATCAAGACGCTCTTGACCAAAACCATTAAAATCGGAATCAAGGTATCCTTTACCCCACTCAATCACGGCATTAGGATACTTCTCTTGAAGACTGGCAATAATCAGTTTAATAGTCATTTCAGACCATTCTTCGAGAGCAGGTCCAGAATATGCTTTGAGGGGAGTGGAAGTCAGACCAATACCACCATCAAATTTTTCTGTCAGGATATTGCAAGAATCTTCAACGATCGAATCGAAATCGGTTTGAGTGATGAGAGTCAGCATGGTGTCTTGCGTTGATGTAGTAATTATAGGGCAGAGCAGAGGCGATTCGACCAGTTGTAGGACGGTTCGCCAGCTGGCACACCCTGTTTATCAATTAAGTACAGATCATATAGTCTTTTTTCTTCCTCCCGTGCCTCAATTTCGTGTGGTTGAACCCAATAGTCCCAATTTTCTACTGGTGTTTTACAATAACACAATTTTCCATAACGGTGCCGCAGGGAACCACGTATCCACTGTGCCAGGTGGGTCAGTTCATGAAAAAGGATTTTTATATACAACTCCTTAGTCATGTAGGTGTCTAGTTCAATCAAAAAATAGCGAGGGCGATAACCATCACCTATTACATCACAATATCCACGAACATGCTCTTCTTTTAAGTCACGATGAACAATATCTACTGCAATCTTATGACGTGGAAAGAAGTTATTCAGAAACCAAGAGGTAACATCCTCACAGAGCTCTTTAGAATAACCGTATCCAAAATGAGTGATGATAGACATGTGCCCCAGTGCATTAACCAAACAAATGAACCAATAAAGACTAGTTTTTCTTTAGTTGTCATCAGTAATCAAAGAGTCATCAGGAAGAGTATTAGCACGGGTTTTGATTCTGTTCAATTTAGAGATTTCCCACCCATTCTTTTCAGAATCAGTGGCAACACCTTCAAGTTGCTTACGCTCACTTTCGGTGCGATAATGACGTTGTTTGTTCATAATAACCTCTTTAGAGAACGTGTTCATTATAACACATTTTACAAATAACGATCCATATATTCCTCAAGTGTGAAGTACTCATCAGTTGATGTTTCTTCAATCAATTGTTCAACTGTAAGTTCTTCCATCTCCTTTCGGAATTGTTCGGGACTAGGGTCATTTTCGGGGTCAAAGTCATCATGGCAGAGATACTCCCACTCTGCCACAAGTGCATCAACCAATTGCTCTTTAGTATAATTCATAATCAGCGAACGTAAAGATAACCACCTGCCCAATCAGCATTCTCCAGCAACCACTCACGATCTTTAATCAGACAGAGATTGAAACGGACAATTTTTGCAGGTGCTTTGAAGGAAGCAGGCTTGTAAACTTCTCCAGTCTTCTTGTCAACAAAGGCATGAACACTTCTAGACTGCGATTCAGTCTCCATCACAATTTTGTGATACTTACGTCCGCTCTCAATGTAGAATTTGTAAGGATCAGAGTTAGGGTGAGACTGTTTGAAATTGTCAACCAGAGCATCACACAGCATCAGAGTCCACTTATGAACATTCAGTTGAATAGTGTTGCGGGCATCTTGCTGAGCAACGTATTCTGCGAAGGTTTCGGTGGTCATGGGTGGTTCCCTTGATTACAAAGTAATTATAGGGCATCCTAGAGGGGTTTCAGGATGCCCTGTGACACTATACCAACTGGTCAGCGAGGAGAAGGTTCGTATCCATAGCGTTGACGTGCATAATCGTCATCATATGAAATACTAGGACGAACTTCCCGTGACTTATCTTCACTATCTACAACTTGTTCGGGATAAGTTGCCCTGCGAGTTTGATCCTGAACATTATTCAGAACATTATCAGAAAGTTTTACAATTCCATTAACACCAACTGTTGCAAGAATGATGCCAATAATGAGACCTGATCCAAATCCAAACATAATAATTAACCTTGAGAAAGTTCGTCAATTTGTCGTTGCAAATCGCGCAATACACCCTCAGGAGTGTATGCACCAGTTGCATTTTTGCGTCGTTCCATTTCCACTTCAACCTTTTCAGTAATTGAAGCGTGACGACGATGCTCAGATGGATGCATCATCATCTTTTTAGTTTCTTTCATACAGAACTGTAGTTGAAACAGTTCCATATCGTCAAGTTCTAGCATAATAATCAGTTTTTGTCGTTAATAGAACCTTCTGGGATTTCTTCTTCTTTCATGTAGTTGTCATCCCAGGAACGAGTATTGTAACATGTCCACCCAGCACTTGTAAAGAGATAAGCATACTCTTCACCACAATCATCAGCAGTTTTGAGATACTCACTCTTATTTTTGTTCAGTTCAGGTGCATTATCTTCAATAGATTCACCACGCATAGTATAGTAAAGAGGTCCCATTTCAGGAAGCGTTTCGTTGTTCCAACCGGCATTTGTCCATGTGCAGGACATGTTACCACCGTTAATCAGTTGCGATACTTTCTCCTTCGTATTGTAAAATTCACGGAGAACTTTACCATTAAAAGAAGGATAACCATCGTAATGGCAATAAACAGAAAGAATAGAGTCATCTTTGAGTTGGATACCGATTCGGGAGCGGGTGCCCATGGTGCCTTTGGTTGATTACCTAGTAATTATAGAGCATCCAGAACGCTATCTAGGGGGTTCTGTGACACCTCTTCAACTGTCACTTAGTCTTCTGCGTCTCTACTGTAAACTGTCTTACCATCAGAATCTGTTGCTGATGACGTTGGTGCATTTGGTCTAGTTATTCCCTTTGCCGCAAATCCCTTTCTTTTCTGATACATATCTGTCTTTGACTTCATCTTATCTTTCAGTTCTTGTCTACGTTGGTCTGCAGCAGCACGTCTTTCTGCGGCAGCATCTACATTTTCGTTAAAAGTTCTGAAATCCATGTCTCTCCCTAAAAAGTAAGGGGGCATCGATGCCCCCTTTTTGCTCACATAAAAGCATTATTATTTAGTTAGTCTTCATAAATTCGACACTCATCTGCATCAGGATTCTCATCACAATACATTTCAAATGCCGTAGGGTCATGATGGTCTTCTGGGTGCTCTTTATGATAACGCTCCAAATGTTCTAATTCATCAGCAGTATGACGACGCATTTGTGGTGAAAGTGTAGGATCTTGAAGAAGTTCCTTATCTTTTTCAATATGCTTTTCGATACTTTCCATGTTCAGTTTTGTATCTTTATAATAATATTTATTGTTTAATCTTCAAGAGGGCTGCCAGTCCGCCAGGGTGTTGGTGCTCCACTCTTGAGATTCTCTACCATGTTTTCAGCAAATGCTTCCATTTTTTCGGGGTGAATTGCAGTCAAACCAACATCTTTTACCGCAATTTTGATGCTTTCTAGTTCGTTTTCGGTCAATTTTTGAGATTTGGATGGTAGAGTCATAGTTCCCTTGCGATGTGTTGAAATTCTAACAGAAGAATTTAGAACTATCTAGAAATTTAATGTTTTCTTTGGGATTGTGCAATCAATCGTCAAAATCAAATGTTGTACCAAAGAATCCACTATCACCCGGTTCTCTATTCTCCAACTTATCTATGATAGCATCAGCACTAATTAAACTGTCAATTGAATGAATCATATCGGCAATATGTTTACCAATAAATGGTTTTTCTTGACGTGCTGCATATGCTAGTGCATTTCTTAAAGATGATTCTGCTTCCCGCAGAGAATCTTCAACTGATTTAGATAGTGCCATTACTCAAATTCCTTTATTTCTGTCAAAGTCATAATAATACTTTGACTTTTCTTGTGATGATTCTGCATCAAGTTTTGCCCGAGCATCATAATATGCCTGCTCTTTCATATTAAATTCTCTGATTTGTTCTTTAGTATAAAGAGTATTTCCCCATCCACCTTGTGCTTCTGGAGAATACCAAAAATCATTCCAATCTTTAATGGTTGCAGAACTGATACCAGATATAGTATCAGGAACATCAAGATTGATTTCAAATTTTCCTTCAAGAAGATTTTTTGCTTCCGAAGCACGTTTCAGTTCTTTCTCATGATAATCAACCCATGCCTGAACCTCTGCCATCAAATCTCTATAAAAGTCTTGTGCTGTCAGAGATTTGTCAGTAAGATACTCTGTGACAACATCAGAGAGACGATCTCGGCGTTGATTATGGTAGGAATCTTCAGGTTTCATTAATACTGTTCCTGATTGCTTCGTTCATTATAGTTTCAATTTCTTTGCTTGTCAAGTCATTCATCCAGTTCCATTTTGGGTCTTCCTTGTCCCATTCAAGACTAAAAGACCCATCTTCATTTTGATGAATTTTTAAACTATCAGCATCCATCTTTTTTAAACTCTTTACGGCATTTCTTGACTTCTTTGAGCTCTTCTTTAATCATCTGATAGGCATCTTCCGCAGAAATTCTACCACCAAGTTCCATAGCACAAATAATTTCAACACGAGTGCCAAAATGTGATAGTGCTTCTTCAAAACAATTTAATTCTTCGTACATGAATCCTTACACTCCTCATTTAGAATATCTATACGTTCTTCAATTGCATTCATCATTTTTTGATGATCGCGAAGAAGTAACATATGCTCATTCTCAAGATCATCAATACGATATTGAAGACGTTCGACGAGAGCATAGAGTGTTCCATACTCTTTCATATTCTCTTCTCTGTTATCCGTATTAGTGAAGAACCATTTTAGAAACTTTTTAAGTTTTTTGGTTTTGCTAATCTTTTTCACAGTTTACCGCCAACAACTCCACTATTTACAACGCGAGAATAATCATCAAGAGATCCATCTTGCAAACATTTAAGATGCCATCTAGTCATTTGAAAAACTCCGTCTTCAGTAGCACCAGTAATAAAATGAGCACCAAGAATAGGTTCTTTTAGAATACTTGTGTAGAGTCCAAAACGTGTTTTCTTGATGTAGAATGCATCATCGATCCACTCTACATTTTCGGGAATCTCTTTTTCAATCGTAGGATTATCACCTAACGAATCATGAATCGTTGCTTTCTTCTGCTGTGTCTGTTCCGTCATTTTCTTTCTTTAGGAATCCAAATGGGCCAATACCTTTCGTTTCAATTCTCTTTGCAACCACAACAGTTGCCAGAGATTCCATGATTTTCAGAATGTCTTCTGCCTTGGCACCTTCACCAAGTTCTTTAGCAACGTACCAATACTTATCAAAGAATTCTTGTCCGTATTCTTTGTAATCTTCAACTGTAATAGGTTTCATTTTCCGACTCCATAATCAGGTGCTTCTGCTTCCAATTTTCGAATTTCTTGTGCCAATCTCATTTGGCGTTCTTTATCGTGAAGATTTTTGATTGCCTCGGTAACTTCGGGGGTTTCTTCCCATTCCCAGGTTTCTCCACCTTTACCAGTAAAAGTTCTTTTAGTCATAAAATTCTTTTGCGTTTTTGAGGACTGTTAGTAAGTGCATGTCGCCTTTAACATACCCAGCATAGATTATACCAAGGGTCATTAAAAAAAGCAACCCCAACATTATTACATTAGGTAAGGGTGTCGGTAATGTAGCTTCCTTTTTTAAATCCGTATCGGTTGATGTGTTTGATTCGGTGTTCTTCACACTGGAAGTGACAGATTCTTCGGTCTGTTCCATCTAGATACTCCAATCGATAAGGAAATGCAGGAAAAGGATGCAACTCTTCGGGAGAAAGTTGTTTCCTCTTAAGTTCAGGTTTCTTGAGAGTTGTTTTTCTTTTCCTTGATGTCGTAGGTTTTTTTGTAGTAGGTTTCTTCGTGGCAGTTTTCCTTGCCGAAGGTTTCTTCGCAGGTTGCTTGGATGTAGGCGTCGTACTTTTCGTCAAAGTCTTTGTACTCTTTGCCTTCGCTTTCGGAGTTGTAGAAGTTTTCTTCTTTACTGGCATCACTTAAATCCTTTTGATTTTGATTTTGGTTTGGATTCTTCATAGTTTGGATTGTTTAGTACTTCTACATTAGAAAGAAAACTACTATCGGTATTCCACCATATAGATTGAACTTGTTCCCAAGAATCTACATGCTGGGGCATTTTATTTTTAAAATGAATCAAATAATTATGTCTATCATAAGGTTCATTTGATGTTTGTGTAAAATAGCGAGGATCGTCACGTTCAATTAGATTCATGTCATTTTAAACATTTGTGCAGCAACTTCTTGATGTTTGAGGTGCAATTTTATAAAGCACCGACACATCTGTCTCAGTTCATCTATGTTATCACAGCTTTCAACTTGACGTGACAACTTTTCATATTCAAACATTTTTGCGGTACTCTCTAAAGATATGTCGGAGGGGTCCATGTTTTTTCTATACTCTAAAGGACTATTTAACTCAGAACTTTTGACTTCAAAGCATACAGAGTTAAACCATCCAATTTTATTATAGAGTTTAACTTTTGTATGTTGAGAATGAACATCCACCTTTTCGATGGTATATTCTTTACCAATAATCAAAAAAGAACGGGGGTCATCATTATTACCCCATCGAATTTGTTCTTCGGAGCACCCAAGATACTCCACAATATCATTCTTTTTCATTCTAAAGAGATTCTGCCAACTTATTTAAACGATTGTATTCTTCATATGCATCACTAGCACGAGAATGAAGAATATCGTAGATGTCTTCCCGAATAGTTTCTACATCCACATAATCATCAAAATACTTATCCAGAGCCTCTTTCAGGTATCTTTTACGATGCCACTCTGGTGAATAAGGTTTGTAGTCCATGATAATAAGGATTTTATAGTCGTATTATAGCATTAGGGATTGTTCTTGTCAATTCCTAGTTCTTCAAGGTATGTAGTCCACCACTGAGGATTCTTATTTGTCTTCCAATTAGGTACAGGAATACCTCTCTCTACAGTATAATACTGATAAAGTGCTTCATCGATAGTCTGTGCGATCTCCATATTCTTCTTCCTCTTCGTCAACGTCTGCATATGCATCTGCCACATAAGGTCCGTGTGGTTTTTTGGATTCTGCTCTGACATACTTTCGCTCGTCGTTTAC